ATGCTTGCGTGAGACTCAACCTTCTTTTTGTCCACCACCCCTTGCACCAACAAAGCGCCATTGGGGTTCTTGGTCGGGTCCACATCATACAGCAGCATACCAACAGCGGTAGCATAAGAGGTGGTCGCTACTTTTTTGCCCGCAGCGGTCATGGGCATACCGGCAGGGACAGCAGCGGCTTCCGTGACACAAATGGGGATCGCCACAAAATCGTCAGCGGCCAGAATTTCAACGGTGCCACCAACAGAAGTCTTGGTAAACTTCATCTGTTTTTCTCCTTTTCAATCAAAAGTAGTGTTTCAAACCTTCGTTTGCATTTTTGAGGGCGTCGGCTCGCTGTTTGCCCAGCTTCTTGGCAAACTCCACGGCCTCGTCTTTCTCCTCGTTCCCACCACCAGCACCAGCAGGCTTTGGGTCTTGCTTTACCAGATCAGCCCGCAGCTTCTTCTCATATGCGGCGTTGGCCTTCTGCTGGTTGGCAAAGACCCGCTCCATATCGCCGTCAAACAACGCCTCTGCTGTCTCACGGGCCAACTTCTCGTCATAACCCGGCATGGCAATATAACGGGCGGTATGCTCGGCGATTGTGGACTTGCGCAGCAGTTCAGTGTACTTTTCCTCCAGCGCCTTGCGGTCCGCGTCAGCCTGCGCCTTTGCAGCCTCGTCATCGGTCATCTTGGATTTGAGCTGCTTGGACAGGTTGGCCGCCTCGGTAGCCTTGGCATCGAAAACTTCTTTCTTCACATAGCCGTTCAAGTCTACTGGGTCAGGCACATCAAGCCCCAGCAGGGCAGTAACCTTGTCGGCATCGCTCATTTCAGCGAACCCCTGGATGCTGTCGGTGGAAATCTTCATGTAAATTCTCCTTTTGGGTTTTGTAAGTGTTCTCTCACTATGTTTTTGGGTTATTAAGCGTTCTCTCGCTGT